TGTTGTCAAACTGGAACAGCAGCCGGATGTCCTTATCTGGGTGCTGCGACTTCACCGCCACCATCTTCTTCCTGTCGGCCGCAGTTAGCCTCCCTTTGCACTCCAGTATGAACCCGTTGACCTTGAAGTCTGGGAGATACTTCTTGCGCTCAAGAAGCTCCCACTCCATGACTTCGTCCTTTGGCTCATACTCAAAGTACTGTCCACGACCCGACAGGTTGATAGCTACGGCTAGCTCGAAGCCGCTGCGGAACCCTGCTGCTTCTGCTTCTTTGCGGGTGCGGGAGCGGCGGGGGCTGCGCATGAGTCAATCACCTTCTGGACATCTTCGGTAGTGGGCGGGAGCGGAGAGTTCGCACGGGCCGATTCGTAGACCGAGCTAAGGTACTGGTTGAGGATTGCCTGCATCCCCCGTACCTTTTCAATGGCCTGCACGACATCGTCCGGCAACTCTACCTCCACCGTGTACCAGACGACCTTGGGGATCAGGATGTAGTTCGTAACCCCAGTCTCTCGATCTAGAAATACTTTCGCCAATTGACTCTCCTAGAGATAAAGATGTGGTGGTGCACGTACATGGCTGCGATACAGCCTAGACCTGCCCCTACCCCGATTGCCGCTACTAGCGGGAAGTGCCACCCCCGGCTCGCCACCGACCCGATGACGTATACTTCCGTACACGCCATCAGGAAGGAGACGGGCATCACAGCAGCGTAGTTGTCGAACGCAACGTTCCGCTGCTGGAATGCCTTTAGGAACACGAAGGCTGCACTCGCCACCCCTGCGGCTAGCGTTGTGTTCAGCACTTCTTGCTCCCTTTCATCGGCGTCTTAGACTTCGACTTCTTCTTACTAGCCAACTGCATCACCCCCTTGCTCGCTTGAGTTAACGGTTAACGTTGGGAACTGCCACCACTCTCCGGGCTGTCTCCTGATCCAAAGTAGGCGACAAACTTCCAATAGCCTGTCTCGGGATCCCTCTCCATACGCCACTTCGTAAGCCGCAAGGACGGATCGGAAAAGATCCTCCTCGCCTGATCCAACTCCCGGAAGTATCTTAGCAGCTCGTACGGGACCGATACCGTCGAGACCGGGGATGTTGTCGGTGGTGTCTCCGGTGAGGACTTGCTTGTAGAAGTTCCAGATACCCTGCTCCGGCGTGACATCGTACGCCTCCTGTTTGACGAAGTTATAGTGCAGCCCCGGAACCATATCCAAGTCCTTGTCTATGGTCGCGATGACTGATGAGTGCGGGTCCCTCAGCCAATCGGCGTAGTGCTCGTACGCGATCAGGTCGTCCGCCTCCTCGTCCTCAGAGGTATGCACTCGATACTCTCGGCGCATCATGGCCTTGATTTCGGGGCCGTGGACTGGCTTGTGGGCCGCGTCCCGGTTGCCCTTGTACGGCTTGATCGTAGCAACCCCGTTGCGGAAGTTAGTAGGGCCCGATAAGTAGACGATCACATCGTCCTTCGGGTCAGCCTGCATGGCCTCCGCAGCGGTGTTGATGATCGACCGTACGTTGTAGAGCGCGTTGGGTAGGGGCTCAACCTCCCGCCTTGACTCTACCACGTACTGTCCGGGCTTGAGCCCGAGACCCTCGGCGTACTCCAACATAGCCTTCCGGGTCTCGAACTCTCGCTCCTCGCCGTCGTGGACGATCTTCCAGAACGTGTGCTCCGCAGCGAATCCCGCCCGGTACACGATCACATCACCGTCCAGACGTATCTTCACGTTAGTGCGCCGCCGGAGCCGCGTCCGCGACTTCCTTTGCCCAGTTCCACGGGGCCTTCTCCAGAGCGGCGTTCAGCCCCACCGCCGTGAAGATCGCCTCGGGAAGCTGGATGCACACGTGCTCGATGACATCCGTCTCCTTGTTCCAGACTCCGTACACCGTGCGGTAGACGTACTTCCCATCCACGTACGGCTCCGCATCCGGGCTGATGTACAGGATGTCCACGAGGTACCGGTCGTTCTCGTAGAGCAACTCCTGCGAGCGTTCCACTTCTGGTTCAGTCATCGCTGGACACCGCCTTCTCAGCCTTAGACGGCTTGGCTTCCTTGGCCCCAAGGCCCGCCGCAGTCTCCGCAGCCGACATCGACTGGTGGTAGAACCGCGCCGCAACCTCGTCTACGAAGTCGAGGATGATCCCGAGCTTCGCCCCCTTCGACGCATTGCCGAACGCGAGAGCATCGTGCTGGAGCGCCAAGCCCACGACCTCGATTGCCGCAGTACGGGCCGAGGACCACGTGATACGAGGCTCGACAACCTCGATGTCCCGCTGCTCCTTATTCGTCCAGTACTGCTGCCGGGCCTCGAAGTTCTCGGTAGTCTTTGCCTTGCCGCCCCACGCTGGCTTCTGCTGGTACGAGTTGGACGGGGCAGGCGCGGCCTGCACACCCCCCTCCAGCTTCGCCAACGACTCCTCCACCACCGAGTTGTTTCCGGTGATGTCAAACGAGATAGACTCCCCCTCGTTCACCACCTTCTTCGTACCGGTACGGAAGTACCGCTTGTCGCCCTGCAACTGGAATGAGTGCAGCACGACGTTGCCGTCGTTGCCCGCCCAATCCTTCGCGTACGTCTTACCCACTGTGCCTTTGATGGTCACTATTCGCTCTCCTTTTCGTACTTAGTCTCGGTTCCGGTTCCCCACCGGTCCCCCACTTTCACGCCACAGCCAAGGGGTACGTACAGGTCAATGTCGTACAGCCGCTTCACCATGTACTCCGCGTCGTAGATCATGCACGTGCGTGCTAGGTCATGGAACGCCCTCTCCTCCTCGGGCGGGAACTCCGCCACTATCGAATCGTGTACCGTATTCACCAACTCCATCCGCAGTTCAGGCATACGCTTGAGCCGGTGCCACATACAGACCAGCGCGAGCGGTATGATCTCTGCCGTCGCGAGCGCTTGGACCGGGTAGTTGCAGATGGAGGTAGTGTTGGTTATATACCCCGTGCTATCCATCCGCGTGTCCGGCCAGTAGTACACCAGCCCCCACTCAGTCTCCAGCTTCTTGTTGGCTAGGACTCGGTCAATCCACCGGGCTTGTGCGTCCGCCACTCCTTTGTAGCGGTCCTTGAAGGCTCGGTAGTAGGTTTGCTCTGCTTCGGTTCCAGACGATCCTCCATAGAGGGGCTTAAAGGTATGCTCCTTGGCCCCCTGTCGATCAGTCTCCTGTCCTGCACCTGTAAGCGTCTCTGCTGTGAACGCGTGAACATCGACCTTCCCCTTAACGTCCGCCTTCACCTGAGGGTCTTTGCCTAGATGACCCGCTACCCGGAACTCGATCTGCGCTCCGTCGCACTCCCCGATCAACCACCCGTCCCGCTTGGCTCGAAAGAACTTCTTGTACGCCCGAGGGAAGTTCTGGAACTGTACCTTGTACTCCGCTCCAGAGGACGACAGCCGTTGAGTTGATGTCTGCATCTGATTGAAGTTGGCGTACAGCACACCGCCCGCGTCGGTGAGACACTCCACGAACTTCCTCAGATACTTTGACAACTGCTGGCCTACCTCCTTCGCCTCCATGTAGAGGGCCTTGAATACCCGTTGCTCCTCCGTGCGGCACTCAAGTTCGGCTATCGTATCGCTGTCGGTCTTGCGCTGACCCGAGGCCGTTCGGTCGGGGAGTACCTTCCTGCCCCGCCGAATCGTGGGCTCAGAGAACTTTAGCTGGTCGTAGAGGTATGCCCCCATCTGCTTCGGGGACCCCAAGTTCACCCCTTGGGCCAACCGATTGCCTCTCGACTCCAACTCCCGGAGCTGAGATTCCAGTGAGGAAGTCATTGAGATTAAGTCCTCGGAGAGCCTCATTCCGTTCTGCTCTAAGTCCGCTAGGGTCGCGCATAGTAACGCGCGCGAATAGATCACGGGCAATAGTCGCGTCCCCTCTACCTCCTGTAGTTGTCGCTTCATCAGAGATAGTGAGAGGCGCAGGTCTTGCTCGCAGTACTTGAGTAACCATTGTGTCGGTATGTCCTCTGTTGGTACGCCCGCCTTCATCATGGCGGACACGATTTTGCCTTTGGATCCTAGCCCTCGTCGCTCGGCGCACATCTGCAAGGAGAGTTGCGAAGTTTTCCACCGGTTTCCCCCTATCACGTACTCAGCCAGCATGGTGTCGTAGACCAGTAGGTTATCTATTGACACCCCGCACCGTTGCAGCCACTTCAACTCGAACTTGGCGTTGTGTGCTACGAGGAAGTCCGCCCTAGTGACTGCATCACACAGGTCATCTAGTTCGTACTCCCCGCCCCACTTATGGACGAGTGGCCCATCCCACCCCTCCTGCCAGCACGACAGCACGATCCTATTCTGCTTGTTGCGTGCATCGCCCTTATCTAGGTTGGTCGTCTCAAAGTCGAGAAACAACGGAGACCCCGTCAGGTAGATGTTAGGGTCAGGCTCCCTCACGAAGCGAGGCAGCTTGTCCCAAACGTTAACCGTTAACGCAGCCATTACGCCGATGCCATCTTGGAGCGTTGCAGATCCACCCTTACCGGGAACGAGTCGTGGTTTCCACCTGACTTGTTCTTTGGCAAGGATAGAACTCTCCTCCCCATCGTCTCGTCCTCACGTGACATCCCGATCCCCACCATTACGTCCGCTTGAGCGGGGATGCCAGTATTAGAACTATCCACATCACCCATATCCAAAATAGACTTGCCACTTGCACTGTCTCCCGCCTGAGTGAACGACACCATGAGCGCCCCGTGGCGCTTTCCAATCGTACGCACCCCTTGCGCTGCCGTCTCCAACTGTCTCGTGAAGTTCTCTTGCCCCACCTGCAAGTTACGTAGCTGATCCGTCAGCACCACCGCAGGCTTGTGCTCTATCACCAGCGCCTCAATCTCCTTGATCGTGCCGGGCGTCAGACTCGCTAGGACAAGGTTGTTGTACCCCTTCTCTCTAGCTATTCGGTCAGCCGTCTCCGGGTCGTCTAGGACTTCGTGGCGCGTCAGGCCCGACAGTCTAGATACCACCCGCAGCACGATGTCCTCTATAGGATCTTCGTTCCCGACGTAGAGGGTACGGAGTCCTTGCTTGAGGAATCCGTAGATTGCGTTGACGGCAAACAGGGTCTTGCCAACCTCGGGACGCGCGAATACAACCATGTGGTGCCCTCGCAGAAGTCCCCCATCGAGCCGCTCATTGAGCGCTTGAGGAAAGACTTGGATAAGGCCGCCTTCTCGATTCCGCGCCGCCACCAGCTTTGTAACGGACTCTCCGCAGAGTACACGAGTCTCCTCCTTCTCAATTGTTTCGGTCGTTAGAAGTTCCTGATACCGCTCGACAAGGGGGGCTACCTCCCCCGGTGGCCTGCCCGCAGCCAGCATCGTTGCCAACTGGTTCCCCACCTTCTCCCGCTTCGTGGCCAAGTAGTCCGCCACGACGTTCTCGGGCGAGACATCCTCAGCCATCACAGACGCAACAATCTCCCCCAGTACCCGGTGGTGCTTGGGGTTGGGCAACTCTCGTGCGATCCCCGACATCAGCAAGTCTGGATCTACGGCCCTCGCCTGCGCATCCCGTGTGTAGTACCGATCAACATGGGTAAGGATCATCTTCCCCTGCTCGGTCAGTCCTACGTCCTCTAGGTGGTCAGCAATCCTGTCGTATGCGGTTCTACTCTTGATGCAAGATGCTAGTAACCGTTTTTCAGACACTCAGTCAACTCCCTCGCGGTCATGTCTTTGATGTCCTTAGCCAGCACGTACACATTGACTGGCCCAGAGTGACGCATACGCAGCTCGTCCATTAGCGCAATGCTCTTTCCCACAGCGTCACGATCCAAAGCAACGATAATGGGACGCCCCCGAGCCGTCATCAGGATCTCCTCTTTCACATCGTTGGACGCATGCGTTCCCATCAAGGCGCAGACGCTCTGCTCGCGCGTCCGACACAGCCTCTCCGCAGACGGTATGTCCTCGACGATCCACACGCTCTTGCCGTTCGCGGACTCAGGCCAATGCAGCCAAGGCTCGTCAAGTACCTCCTTCTGCGTCACCGTCTTGGGATAGCACTCGCGGTCAAGGCTGCGCGCTACCCACCCCCTCCGCTCATAGAGCGGGGAGAACACCGGAAACATCACACGGAGTCGGTGCGGGTCCCACTTCCAGTAGACGGGGAGTTCGGCGAAGTGCCATGTACGCCTAACGTACTCGGCGATGTCGGGCGATATGGCAATGTATGCCTGCGGATCCACGACCACAGGCGCGTGCACCCGACGCTCAGGCCGTGCATTACCAGACCACAGCCCACCACCAAGTTTGCCCTTAGCGCCGCAGCGATCCCGATGACAGAAGAATAGTATTGCTCCATCCTCATTGTGATGGATCGAAAGACTTTTCTCATTTGACGAACCTCCGTTGCAAAAAGGGCACACCATGCGGACGGACTCGCCACGCTCAAGGCTGGCTCCCTCCATCGCTACCTGAACGCGCCCACTCCCGATCATCCCACCGATACCAGAGCACGGATAGTGAGGGCGAGCATCACCGCTACCACGATCCCTGCCAGCGCCCAGACTATGTTCAGCATTTTATCTCTTTGGTCCAAGCAAGTACTCCTATCCGATTGTTGTGTGAAGGGCCCACTGGAGCAGGGCGCTTGTGGCTACATACGCGAGTATGACGCCCCACGCCCATCCCATTACCCATGCCGCCTTCTCGATCTTCCGCAGGTGGCGCAGCCGCGCCTTGTCTGCCAAGTAGCTGACTCTCGCCATGAACGCTCTCCGGTAAGGCTTCTGTGGAAGGTACTCCGACTCGGGACGCAGGGCAGGGAACCCGTACTGCATGGACATTATCCCCGCAGCTCGGGCCAGCATGGCCTGCTGCGTCTGTATGTCCAGCGCCACCCTCTGATGCGTGATGTGGTTGTGCGCGACCATCTGGTCCCTCAGGTAATCTCGCTCCATGTACCACGGACCTGCTTGCCCGTACAGGTCCCCATGAAACACACTTCCGCCTAGACCCCCTAACGGGTTTACTCCCACGGCAGCTTGGCCTTACGCGCTCGCCCTCCCCGCTGCCGCCCCAGCTTGGCTGCCTCCAGCGGGTCCATACCGCCCTTCACGCGCTTGTAGAACGCGAGGTACGTGATGTCAGGCTTGAGGTCCAAGTACGCAGCACGCAGGCTCCTGTACTGCCCGAAGCGCATGTTCGACTTACGCGGACTGTTCTTGCTCACCGAATGATCTCCTTGAATGGAACAACGTGCGTGTGGCCGGAGCGGTCGTCGATCAAGAACTGCGTGGACAGGATGTCCGTAACAGTCCCCTCTCGCACGGTGTCCGTGTAGCTCTCGCGCCACTGGACAAGATCGCCTATGCGTATCTTGTACGGGACATCTGGCTGCTTAGGTCTCATCTTCATCCTCCTCATCCTCTGCGAAGCTAGTCCAGAGAATCGTCACCGCTTGGACGATTCGCCAACCCAAATCAATCGCACAGAGCAGCAGAGCTGCGATTAGTCCGATCAATACAATGTTCGTCAGCACTTGTTGTGCTTCCTCCATCGTTAGTTCAGTTCAACCAGCCCGTACCCGGCTGGACCCGGTAGACGTTATATAGAGTAAACGTATTAGCACCCCCATTTTATGCATATGTATACTTAAGCAGAACTTAAGTCCTTGATTTTCCGATGAATTTAGTTATGCACGTTACACTTCGTATCCGTCGATTGCCAGATGCTCAAGCAGCACCGACCGGACGAAGTTGACGGTACGCGACACCGTGGCCTGATCCATGCGGAATACCTTAGCGATCTGTGCTTGCGGAACCCCGTCAATAGAGGCCGCAAGGAACACGGAGTACGCCTGCTGCCCGCAATAGTCCACGGCAACTTGTCGTATCAAGTCTCGCATCTGTGCTGCCGTCACGATCTGCTCCGGTGTGTCGTAGTCGATGGCTCCCGGCCACGGGGGGATGCTCCCGTGGTGCGTCTGCGCTTCCTCCAAGTCCGACAGGTCCATAGGACGCTCTGCTCCGTCCTCCTCTACGGAGCCAAGCTCACACTCTAGGACCTCCGCAGAAGCCCGCTGAGCATCGCTGATCCTCCACTTGAGTCGCTGGATCAGTAGCCCCTCGATGTCCCCGTCAGGCAGCTCAGGCAGCGCCATGACCTCCATGAACGCCTCGTGCACCAGATCCTCCGCCCCGTGGTCTACTCGGCTAGATGCATAGGTCAGCATCTTGTCGGAGTACAGACGGTACGCTTCTTCAATCCTGCTGTTCTGATTCGTCACTTGTTTCTTCGACCTCGCTTTTAAGTTGTTCTTCGATTCGGGTCTTGATGGGTGCGTCGTTCTTGGCGACTGACTTCGGCACCCGAGCTAGGTACTCTTGGTACATCAATTCCCATTCCAGATCTGATCTCATGACTTCTCCCTGAGAGCGGCGTCGATGCGTAGGGCAAGCGGGGACCAACCGTTTCGTGATCGCTCGTCCAGCAGGATCTCCCGCAGCAACTCCTGCAGCCGCTCGATGACTTCCTCTTGAGCATCGTATTTCATAAATGCGACGTTGACCTTCTCCCGCAGCGCGGCGACCTCGGCTCGCAGAGCCTCTATCTCCTGCGTCTGTAACTGGTGCGCCATATCAGCAGGCCATCCTTCGTGTGCGCCCGTACCCATCACTTATCCCCATTGAGGGCGGCGTTTCTGCCGCAAATACATTTCTCATCGCCGCGTACCACGTTGCAGGAGTCGTGGTGCCTTGCGCCAGCAATCCACTCCCGCAGCCGCTCGTTGTCGGCGGCGAGGGCGTAGTGCTTATCAGCCAGCGCGTTGTAAGCGTCAAGATGTAACTCTGACTGCTTCCGCAGCGCGGCGTTCTCCCTGTCCTTCGCCTCCAGCGCGTCAGCGGCTTCCCTTGCCAGTCCAACACGCACGCGAATTTCGGTGTCCATGTGCGGGTAGTTGTCGCGGTCCAATAATGCTCCGCGCAGCCGCTCGATCAGGGTCATGGCTTCTCTCCCTTGAGGGCGGCGTCGATGCGACCGCGCAGTTCCAATTTTCCGTGTGTCATTTCTACGCACCATCGCGCCTCCCGCAGCAGCCCCCGCAGCGCGGCGACCTCGGCTTCCAATTCCTCTATACGATCTCTCATCGTCGGTGTCACGATGGCAGTCATGGCTTGTCCTCCTGCGCTGTGAGTGGTTGTACCAAAAAAGAATCGACTTCGGCATTCAGGAGTGGCGTGCGGTTGCCGAGAGATGAACGAGTAAGGCAGAGTAACCGCTCCGCCTCCGCCAGCCTCGCCGCGAGGGCGTCGTAGTCATCTTCCGTGTACCAGTACCCGTCATCATCGGGCAACATTTCGCCATCTTCGTTGGATGGGGTGTATCGCTTAGCGTGAATCATGCTACTAACTCCTTGATCTTGTTGGCATATTTCTCGACCGTCGCGCCTTCCACCCCCGGTGCGGTGTTGACCTCGAACACGCGGGCCTCCTCCAAGCGCAGGTTGTCTCCTACATCAACAGCGCCAAAATCCAAGCCAAGACAACGAACAGCCCCAACCGCCGCAGAAATGACTCGGGCCGGAGCAGATATCCCGTCACGGCAAAAAACCCAACCGTTGCTATAGCTACGTATCGAAGTGTTGACATCGCTCTCCCTCCGTTTTCGTTTGAGCTGAACGTCCAGTACCTCGTCCCCCCACACGTGGACGCGGTACTCGTGCTTACGCTTGAAGTACTTGGTCCACAGCACACCGTCTCCCGTTGCCCGAACGTTAACGGTTAACGTTGGGTTGAGCAGGATGATACCAGTCCCGCCCTGACCGGTCGCTGTGTTGCGCTGGACAACTGTGTACCCCTCATCCAGCCACCGCTGCGCCTCGGCAATGTCCACCGTGTACTCCACGGCGGGCACGCCATTAGTGTGCAACAACTCCAGCGTGTGTCGCTTATCTCGCGCGATCTCCACGTTGCGCGGGTCGTTGTACACCTTGGCGAAAGGCATGGCGAGCCGACTTCCCCAGTTAACAACCACATCCGTAGTGCGGGGGCGGAAGGCGCTACCCTCCGTCCGCAATACGAGTGCCCCTGCCGCCCTCGCCACAGCGCGAGCACTTGCGGAGTGCTGCGCGTAGGGGAGGAGCCGGATACGTGTCCTCAACCGATTCCTAGGCATTGTGTCACATCCTCCAAGTCATCTTCGTTGTTGTTTCCTACCGGGTCATCTTGCGTAAACTCCTCCACGCACTCGGGGCAGATGGCACCGCGCGAGGCGGAGTCCCACTGGATGTCCAGCGCATCCTCCGGAACGATCTCTCTCCTACAGTACACGCATCCTTGCGATACGTCAACCAGCCACGTGCGATACGGTACGACGTTTCCCATAGAGTCCCGGTACACCTGACTCTCGAACCATCGCACCCTCTCCGCGTCCGTCAGAGCATCCCACAGTTCATCCCCCGGCTTAATGGAGGAGACCGGAGATAACTCCGGTGAGGATGTGGAGGAGGGGTCGGTCCTTGTCGTAGACAACACCTTGGCGCTTCGGGAGAGCAGCCGACACAGAACTACGGAGGTCTGCCCGAGCATCTTTACCCCGTTGGGCGCCACCGTCCACGTCTCCGGCTCCCTTCCGCACGCCCCCTTTACCGCGTCGTACATCAGGCCGTAGATGTGGGCCGTTAGCGGCCGGTCTAGGTCGATTAGCCTGCCGATCACGATAGCGTGGTTTGTGCCGTGCACCTGCGTGACTGCCTGCACCCGCATCCGTAGCTTGTCCAGATGCACCAGTCCCTCCTGCTGGAGAGTTTTGCTCAGCCCCTTTGGGACCTTCTTGTTCAGGGCCGACGAGGCTATCTTTGGCGCCTCCAGAATCGGCCTCTCCGCTTTTCCCATATTGGAGCCCTCCGTGGCCGGGCTCTTAGGGGTGAAAGGGACATCGTCGTCATCCCCTCCCTGCCACGGTGAGTAGTCGTCATCGTCGAATCCTCGCTTCCCGTACCCTCCTCCGTATCCGCTCCCGTAACTAGAGCCAGAGTAGGTCCACTTGTACATATCCAGCTTTGTGGCAACCGGCTTGAGCCCCGCCTCGGGCAAGAACTTCAAGTGTGTGCCTGCCTCGGGGTAGTAGATGTCGCCGCCAGTGAACGCCGATCTGCGCACCAGCCAGTACAGCATCTCAGCCTCGCTCGCCATCAAGATCGTCTTGTGGTACTTCAACGGCATCAAGTGCAGCGGGCGCTGCGTGTTGCGGATGATGTTTACGGACTGGTCGCGCGAGTCGTGCCACACCAGCACATATGCCCCGTCGAGTTCCCGCACTACCTCCGCAACGGAATGGGATGCTAGGTTGTGCGTGATTACGTGACTGTCCACATCCGCACCCTTAGTCTTGGATTTGGGTATCGGCAGCCCGTGCATTGATGTCAGGGTGCCGTTATGAACGAGGGTGATGGGCCCCTCTTGGAACGGGTGAGCGTTAGCTGTGCTGGCGTTGCCGACGGTCGCTGACCGGTTGTGCCCAATGGCACACCGCATCCTTTCCCACGGTGCCTGCGCCCCGAGCTTCTCAACTCCAACTTCGGACCAGAGCAGCTCGTCGGGGGTACCACCAATTTTGCACCAGTCGGCCTTCTCCTTTGCAGCCGCCTCGTGGTGAACCATGAACACCCCGGTCCCGTCATCGCCACGTACGATGTCAGCACGCAGGGCGTTGATGAACCACTTGCGCCTATCTGTCGCTCCAACCGTGGTCTCCTCGGTTATGAATCCTACTATGCCACACATTAGCGTTCCTCCTCAAAGTCCGGGGGGGCGGGGTCGTACTCCGGAGGGCTAGGCTCCCAATCCGCAGTGCTAGGTTCCCAATCATCATCAGGGCGGGCCTCCTCAGGCTCTATCAAGAAGCGATTGCGGCGGGGCACGTTAACCGTTAACGTGGTTCCCTCGACAGCCAGCATTGGCGTACGCCCCCATGCAGGGTGCACGGTAGGCGGAACCTCCGCAAGTATCTCAGCCACAGACTCTACATCGCACTCGTCGAACACAGAGGTCGGAGGTATGGCGACTCCCCCGATGCCGGTCAGTACTTGCCGAGCGAACCCGGCAGGCCCAACCAGCAAGTACTCCTCCAGAATATCGTACTCGGTGCGGTAAGTGCGATAGAGCGCCTGCGCCATGCGCCACCACGTAAGCATGGTCTCCGGGTCGGTCCATGTGGGGGCGTGTCGCAATTCGATAGTTCCGAACGTGGCGAGGGGCCCCACGAATAGGGCCGAATACTTGCACGGGGAGCGCTCCCCCCTCTCCCCCGATAAGAACGTACGAACTGCGTTCGGCTCGTCGTGCGCCCGGTACCACGGGATGCAGTAGATATTTTCCTCCCGCGCAGGCCCGGCGAAGTACGTGAACACTGGCTCCATCAGGGCATAGTGCAGAGCGATCCGCATTACCTGATCCGTGTTCAACCCTAGGCACGACACGTGTACGTGGATGCCCGTCCGCACGCTCGGCCGCATCCTGCCCTCCTCGAAGTATGGCCACAACGCCGCAATCGCAGGAGGCACAGAGGTCTTGGCTAGAGGGTTTGAGACGAACTCCACTCCGTTGTGGCGGAGCGACCCGTCCGAGGTCAATGACCAGTACTTGCGGAACGCCTCGCTCCACCGCAGTCCGTCGTCAACCTGCAACAGGCGCTCAGCCTCGACCTCGATGCCGTAACGCTCTCCCGGCCTACACCCTAGGGTGTTCTCGGCAATGCTAGAAATGGCACGCGACATGGTATCTATCCCCCATGAGTTTGATGATCCGCTGGAGCGGGGCGTTACGTCCGACCGAGTACAGCGCTCGGTCGTACCCCGTTGCCACCAGTTCACCGTGGTGGTAAAACATCCGCTTGCCCTCGGAATCGCCAGCCATGATGACGCTAGGAGTGAGCGCCACCGTGATAGCGTCGCCTCGGGTCAAGCGGTCCTCGGCCTCGTCAATCGTGGGGTACTGCGGGAGGAAGCACGCCTTGGCCAGATCGGAAGGACTCAGAGTGATCGTCTGGAAGTTGGCTCCCTCCCTGCACGCAATCTCCCAAGATCTCGGGGTAGTGACCTTTACCCCACCGGCATGCCACGTCCTACGATACTGGCGTGCGGTAATACGTGCAGCGTGAACCGCGTAGCCCTTGCCCGGAAGATTGACACTCCCGCACCGAGGCCAGTGGACGGCGACCGTCGTGTACGGAGCCAGCAGACCAGTACCGTCGAACAACTGGACCTCTACAACGCGAGCCGGAGAGACGCATCGGTAGAAGGCAGGTACCCAAGCCATCTCAGGTCTGGAGTCCATAAGGTGGGGCATCACGACCATGACTACCCCCCGACTGCACCACTGTTCGATGTCCTGCATCGAAGTATCTGTTGGAAGCGGGATCATATGATTACCCCATCATTAGGCATAGGAATCGTAGCTGGCATCCCGACTTCGTACTTCGATACGAACTCAGGAACCACCGGCTCGACGTTAACCGTTAACGTTGGTTCCTTGGCGGGAGCTGGAAGGAGCAGGGGAGAAGCGGCACTCGCGCGTACGAATGGCGGAGTGAGAGTGTCCTTCTCTCCTACCATAGCCAGTCGGTGAGAGGTCACTCGCCCCCCAAACTTCTGGCCGAAGCCCATGACGTGCTCCCACGCTGCTGGGTAGCTCGTAGCTGTGAACTCAGTCTCGACCGTGTACGGATCACCCCCGTCGTCGGGGGTAATCACGACATGGGCTACGAACCGGTCCTTCCGATTGTCAGGATGAGGCAGATTCATTGAAGATCCCCTTCATCCACTCCTTCTCGTCCTCTGTCGGGTGCCAGCACGGGCCAGCATCCGGCAGTCCTTTCGACAAGTACTCCTCGGGCAAGAAGTACGCCCACGCGTTCTTGAACTGGGTCGCTACCTTCTGCCTCTCGTAGTACCGGGGGTGCCCTTCGAGCCAGTCGAGGGTCTGCAACGTATCCTCGTTGACCTGATAGACCTCCCCTACGATCCTGCCATCGCTCACCTTACTGGAGGCGACGAGGCCGGGGTATCCGCCGAGTGAGAGCAACCTGAACTTGCCCTCAATGTAGCACCTACCGAGGAACTTGGACTGCGCTAGCAGTCGGTGGTTCCCTCGGCCATTCTTGAGTGAGCCGTAAACGAATACACGAATGGGCATTGGTGTTACCTCCAGTTGGTGATGTATACGATGACGAAGCCGACTAAGAAGCCGACCCCAAACCAGATGACAGGGTGCATGGTCAGATCTCCAATCCAAGTGACTGACAGTAGGAAATGGCAGTACGTGCGAGAGCGACATCCTCGGTCTGGATGGCGCGCTTAACGTCCATCCACGGGATCTCGGCCCACAACTTCTTGATCCGTGGCTCCTTGCCACACAGGAACGCCCCGAGCTGGATGGCGAAGTGCCCAACCATTTCAGCGTAGTCGTTGCGATAGGTCCACACGTTCGAGAGGGTGCGATACTCGATCCCGTACGGGGTGGGGCGATAGCGGCCAGCCGTTCCGTAGAACTGCCGACGCTTGCCCTGCTTGTCGAACTGCACAGCGTACAGCCCGATGAACACATCAGCGAACTGGGCTGCCACATATGGCGGGATGTCGAACTGCATGAGGTCGCGGAACCCGACGTGTACGTGCCCGCCCGAGAACCTCCACCCCCCGCGAGCCTCGTCCAACTCGGCCGGGTCGATCCTCCGGTTGGCTTGGCCAAGCGAGTACGCGTCGAAGTCGGGAGAGCACCCGAACATCTTCGCCTGATCGCTCTCCAACATAGCGTGGGAGAACAGGCGGGAAGGCGTGAGATCCTCCATGTATCGGTTCGGGTATAGGGAGTGCAGCCTGTCCATCACAGCCTGCCTTCCGCCCAGCACGTGCTGCGCGTACCTCATGGTGTCGGTGCACACCGGGATGTTGTACTCGCACATCACATTGTCCTCTTGCAGCCCGAAGTGGCCGACTACGAGAGGCTGTGACTTGGTGCCACCGAGCAGCCCGCAGATCGGAACGGGCAGCCCCGTGTCCATGTCTCGGATGAAGAACTCGGGGTCGGCACCGATTGTGATTCTCGGCATGATCGTCTCCTTACCGTGTTAACGGTTAACGTTAGGCGTTGTGGAACACTTGCTGGGGCAGCAGATCGTAGATGAGTGGACTGCGCAGACACTCTTTGCCCGGACCCGTCAGGGACCACGCGCTGCCCGTATCGTCGGTGTGGTGGACTGGGGAGGGGTCGGTGTACCTATGTACGGTGATCCATTGCAGGGCGACTTGGTTCCCCGAATTGTGATTTATGTACGGAGGAACCATGCCCGCCTTCATGCCAGTGTTGCGGCACAGGGTCTCGTTCCACGCACCGTGGATCATGGACTCTCGGCCACCCATTGATCCCACCCTAGGCGCGTTCCCTGAGGGGGTGGTGTAGTGGGGGGAGTGCCCATACGTCGGGAGACTGACATAGGAATGGGGGAGCGCCGCCGCTCTTTCCATTGCCGCCCGTGTCTCGGCCCGCTCCATGCGGTCAGCGGCAAAGATCCCCCCGCGCCCAAGGCTACGTGCCGTGCTGAGGATGGCCCCTGCCACGGAGTTCTGCATCAAGCGCAACGCGTCTGAGTCGCGCATTTCCTCGTTCTCGACGTACGGAGCCACGCTTGGTACCACGGTAGCCCACGTTGGCCATGATGCGCGCAACGCGCGCTTCCGTATATCTTCACAGACGGACGAGTTATTGCCCTCCGCGGTTCCCCAAAGTACGCGTCTCCAGTAGTGGCCAACGCCCCACTCGTCCTCACCGGGGGCAGTGGTATGTTCCAGCGAAGCCCACGCCGACGACACTAAAATCCCACCGCAGAAGTCGTGCATGTACTGCCACAGGAAGCCCCCCTCGATCACCCCCGCGCAATTCCCGTCCAGCGATTTGTACTGGAACGTGCCGTACACGGGGTTCATTACGATGTGCTTAACGAACGACCCGAACCCCGACGAGATTATGCAGGTCCGCACGTCCGTAGTGTTGTCGCCAGCCCTACGCGGATCGTAGAAGTAGCGGAAAAGCGGCAGGAGATTCGGCCGCTTCATCGGCTTTCTGTTAGCCATTTGACTCAACTCCTTCGTTAACGGTTAACGTTTCAAACTCGGCCGCCTCTTTAGCACGCAGTTCGTGAATGTGGGCGCGGACCGACCTATAACCCCCACTTTTGGGGTAAGAGTGGGATGCCGTCGGAGCACCCGAGAACATGAGCACGGCCCACCCCCGAGGGCGACGCACGCGCTGCCATGAGTACCGACGGATTCGATCACCGGACATGCTACCTCCTTCTGGTGAAAAGGTCCACCAGTACGTTGACGGTCCCAAGAATTGAGATTGCTGTTCCCGCAACAACGAGGATCAGCGCGAAGATAGCTGCGAGTTTCCCCGCAGTCTCAAGCCAGAGCATCATTTGAAGAAAGCGGAAGGGCAGCGGTCGCGCACCGCGTCCTGCACGCTCCTCACGTACTGGCGCAACGTCACCAGCTCGGTGGGCATGGGCGTATCCACGGAGATACGCATATGGACTGAGCCCAAGTCCCCGAGGATTCGGGCACACAGGCTGTCCACCTTCACGGCGTCGTTAGCCGAGATAGATGGGTTCACAGAACTTTCGATGGACATAGCTTCACTCCTTGTTGAACACGTTAACGGTTAACCCTGCCTTTTCGGCAGCCTTCTTCCACGCAAACGCGAACGTGAGGTCGTGGTGGTACCACGTTCCCTCGTTCACGACTTCCACGCGCACGGGCAGGCGGCAATCCGAAGATAGCCACCGTCCAGTGGCGTAGAGAATTTGGTACGGCATGAGCGCAAGCATCGCGCCCGTTTCCGGGTCGTATGTAGCACAGTTGGGGTGGACAGGCATCCGGTGGAGTGCCTGCGGGTGGCATTGCAAGTGCAGGGGGAGAGGCTTTACGTTCGGCCTCTTGACCCCCCGACTTGCACGCGTCGTTTTACCGTGCCGGATAGACCGGCCGGTTCTTGTTGTGTACCGCACGGAGCGTTAACCGTTAACGCAAAGTGCCGTCAGTCAAGTGAATGAAATACAGCATGGCTGCCAGTATCCAGACAGACCAGACTAGGAACCAGTAGAATGGGTCGGACATTTTCATAGTGGCGACTCCTCACTCGAACAGGGCGGAGAGCTTGGCGACGAGGTCCCCGAGTTCATCGCATTCGTCGGCCCATTCTTCCATTGCTTCGGCCTGCAATCCAGCGAACGTATCTTCGGGGCAGTCCACGGTGTCGGGCACGTACTCCCGGCTCTTGGCTGCCGACTCTCGGGAGTCTTGCGCCCCCGTCTTGAGGGATAAGTAGATGGTTTCCCACTGGCCCAAGGTCAGAGGAACCGAGACCTTTTTAACGTCCATACAACCTTCTCCTTTGTCAGAGCGAACGTTAACCGTTAACGTTTACGCTTTCATCACCCGAATTCCCACTTTACACACCCATTATAGCACATCTATCAAGAAAAGTCAAACAATCAAGAGAGAGGATTCAAACTTAGAGCATGGGAGTTTTCGCGAGAATAGAGAGAACCCCTATCGCGTGCGAAGATCAAAAGAAAGGAACGTGCGCATCCGCGAGGCAAAAAAAAGGGACCGGTCCCGAAGGACCGGCCCCAAATGGTCGAACGTTAACGGTTAACGTTACGCGGCAGCGGCAACCGCCTCCGAACGGGTCCGGCGTGCGGCCTTGCCGTTCGGCAGCATCCCACCCGCAGTCGGTGCGGCCTTCGCTTCCGTCTCGGCCTTGTCCATCGCCTTCGCAGCTTCGGCCTTGCTCTGGATTGCCAGCACCTTGCCGACATACTCCAGCGTGGCGATCTTGATTGACTCCAGCACCGTACCCTCCGCGCCCTTCACGGCCTTGATCGCATCCGAAAGACCGTCAACCAGCGCCATCCGCAGCGCGTCGTCGGCTGTCAGTTCCTTCGGAGTTTTCGCGGCCTCGGCAGCTTCGGCAGCTTCGCCGGTATCCTTGCGGATATCCGTGATGCCGCGCGGCGCGTCAGCGGTTCCCAAGTCAACTCCGAACCGGACGGCCCGGAGTACCTGCGACACTTGAGCGCGGATCGAACCGGGTACCGTGTACCCGTCGCCATCCTTCGCTGACTCGGCCCCGACCTTCTTGGCAAGGCCGCGCTCGTTCGCGCGGATCTCCGCATAGAAGGCCTTGACCGTATCCTCGAAATGATCCGCCCCGAGGATGGCCGCGAGCACCAAATGCTCCGAGGCCTTGCTAGCCTTGCGCGACGCGTCGAAAGACCCGGCACCAAAGGCGCGCAGTTCGATCAAGGAGGCGGACACGATGACAGTATTTTCCGTGGTCATAAATCACCTTTTCAATGTAGTGGATTGTGCCGGATTTTCTAGGCTCCGCGTAGCAGGCATCCGGCTCTAGTCGCCACGCGAAGATCACACGGTTCCCGCGCGGCCCTTGCGGGGCGCGGTTCGCGTGTGGTGCATTGTTAAAGATCGGTCTAGGTACCCGTCCTGTTCCGGTACCCTGCCCCGCGAATTGGTGCGGGGCGCATGTGGAACAATGCAGGAACCGTGCCAACGTTAACCGTTAACGCGATTCCGTTTGAAATCAATACCTTACGATGCCCATTATGACAGGTACCACCGAACAATGCAAGAAATGTAAAGTATCCCGACAGTTAGGTGATGTGTGGTGCTTGACTATTGGTGGCATTTGGCACAATACCTATATGAATCAATAGGTTACGTGTGTAAAGTATTCCGACACCACGCGCCCGACGCGCCCGTGCGCTCGCGGGCGCCCGGTCACGGTCGCGGCCTTTGCTCTGGGCCGCATTACAGGCCCGTGGCGACGCGCAGCACCCTCCCCGCTACGCTTGCCTGCCCCGAGGCGCGATCGTGGCGTGGCGCGAGTTATCCACAGAGTTATCCACAAGTGTAACTCATTGATCTGTAAGGTTGCTTTAAAACAACATACCCCCCGTTTGAATGAGTTGTTCACAGTTTATCCACACGATTGTCCACAGTTTATGCACAGGACCTTTCGCGTGATTCATTTTGGTGCAATGTTATGTAACGTTAACCGTTAACGCACCATTCCAGTGCGTTGCTTTGACGCAACAGCGTGTAGTTTCGGCGCAACACGTGACATAACGCGCGAGGGGGGGCACCCGTCTGTGCGCAGGCCTGAGCAGCGGCGGCGCCCTCACGGGCACAACGGGGCAATTTTCGTCGGATGTATAGTCGTCGCGTAGGGCCAGACAGGGGGTCTGGAGGCCAAGGAGGGCCGTCGCTACGCGACGTTGACTCCAACCTGACTACAGGGCGTTATCTGCGACGACAGTTAGCATACATATAACAAACAAACTATTTGTTTAACATACGAACTATTTCATATTACAGATGCATAATTTGAGCTTCCCGTTCGTTTACTCTGTATAGGCCGCGAAAACGTGTGAGCGGCCGTACCGAGGGGACGGGGGTAGGGCACCGCCCTAGGGGGCGGCCCCGAGGTACATCACAGGTCAACCAGCCTTGAAGGCTGGACCCACAGAGTAGCCCCCTATCCTAAGATGGGATTCCGCCCGTGCTCAAACTGTCCCCCGCACAACTCAAGAAGCTATCCGAGGCGCTATCGCTTTCCTCAATGGCACTCCCTCCGGGGGTTGGGGACGTAGCCGGATTCGTCGGGGATGTATCTAACCCCGACAACCAGAACCCGAAGGGGCTCGGGCTTGCGGCCCTCGGTCTGGTACCCGGCATAGCCGGGATAGGGGCAGCGAAGGTTGCCGCCAAGTACGGCAAGAAGATGGACCACCTGTTCGATGCCGAGAAGGGCATCGGGTCAGTCCCGAACAACCAAGACGTTGAGCACCTTGGTGCCGTCCACTACATGACCCCGGACGAGTACCTGCACCTTGCCGAGCCGCTCTCGCGGCCTTCCGAACGCTCCCTCGACTACATCAAGAAGGGACTGGCGGATGGTAAGAAGCTCGGCCAACCGACCCTCACGGTCGATGTGGTTGGGAACACCCCCAAAATTATCAATCACGATGGGCGTCACCGGGTAACAGCCATCAAGGAGCTGTTCGGGAACGATGTCCAAATCCCTGTCCACGTGATCGGGAATGGGCCGTACCGGTCCCTCCCGAAGCACATACCGCCCTCGGCCTACCAGCCGCAGCGGGAAACCGACGAGACGTTAGCCGAGGCCCTAAAGAAGGCCGACGAGATGCTACAGAGGTTCAAGGACAAAGGTGGAAGACAGTACTAATCAGCTCGTTGTAGCGCCCCCCGTAGAAGAAGCGGCCACGGCCGTCCGGGAGAGGGACAACGGGAGATTCGTAGAAGGGCAATCCGGCAACCCTAGTGGAAGACCTAAGGGCTCTAAGAACCGGATTACTCTCCTACGTCAATCTCTAGAAGTCCAGCTTAGGGAAGCTGCGGCACCAGACATGCTCTCCGTCTTGAAGAAGGCGGTGGAGCTGGCCCAAGACGGGGATCGGGCCATGATTAAGCTCCTGCTTGAACTCCATATGAGTAAGCAGAACCAAGATCAAGAGAACGGAGTCGAGAAGGTTGAAATCAACATCACCTCCTCCGGCAACCAGACCATCCGTCCAGTCCAGCAGATCAACGTCGTAGACGCAGAGGTAATTGAAAATGGCAGCTAAAGATACACAGCGCGACAAGAGCACGGGTCCGGGCTTCGGCGCCCCAAACACGGGCAAGTCGCAGACCCAGTCGTTCCCCGGCCTCAAGTCCGGCCAGAGCGGCCCGTCTCACGGGCACTCACGTGGCAAAGACAGTAAGACGAAGTAACTACCATGTCGGACCTTGCCAAGACCATCAAAGATTGGGCTGCTTCGGCTGGCCTGATCGACAAAGAGTCCGACGCTTCCTCGGGTGCGCAGCAGGCGAAGGCTGCTCCTGAGGCCACGCGTCGTAATAACGACGTGAAGCGAGGAGTTGCCACCTACCAGAAGGAAGGGGAGGGCGGTGCAGCCAAGCGCGTCACCGACGTGATCCGACAGCACAAGAAGGAACTGGACGACCTCTAATGTCGAAGCCAAAGAATCAGGGTGGGCGGGAGTACCGCAGTCAAGACGCGTCCCTCAAGTGGGGGGATGCGGTAATTGAACACGCCCTTATGGTCCGTCGAGCAGCCAACGAGTCCACCGGACTTGAGGGATATCTCCGAAAAAGCGACGCGGACGCCGGGATACGTTGGGCGGCAGATCGCGCTAACAAGCAGTCGGTGCGTCGTCTTACGACCAGTCAGAAGTATAGATGAAGATTAGCCTGCACGAACGGCAGGCGGAAATCTTCTACGACGACGCTCGGTACAAGGTAGTAGCCGCTGGACGACGTTTCGGCAAGAGTTACCTCGCTGCCGTCACGCTGTTCGTAGAGGCCGCCAAGACCTCGAAGATCCGCACGGACGGCGTTCGTGTGGACCTTGCTCTTGAGGAGGTCTACTACGTAGCTCCCACGTTCGATCAAGGAAAGAAGATCCTGTGGCCCCTGCTCAAAGAGCTTGGGCACTCCCTCATCAAGAACAAGTGGGAGAACACGGGGGAGCTGGAACTCCTCAACGGACGCCGCATCTGCATCAAGGGCTCGGACAGACCGGATACCCTTCGGGGTGTCGGTTTGTCGTATGTGGTCCTCGACGAGTTCGCCTTCATGAAGGAGGAGGTCTGGGACCTCATCATACGACCGGCGCTTACGAGGGTCGAAGGTGGCGCACTGTTCATCGGGACCCCCGATGGGAAGAACCACTTCTGGACCATCTACCAGCGGGCGTTGAAGGACATAGCGGGGGAGTGGAAATGTTGGCACTTCCCGTCGTCCGAGAACCCGTTCCTGCCCCAGTCCGAGATAGCATCCGCCAAGGCGGAGCTGTCAAACGACCGGTTCAAGCAGGAATACGAGGCTTCATTCGAGGGCGGAGCTGGCGTACTGCTCCGTAGGGATATGTTTCCCATCCGAGAGAAGCGCCCGGACATCGGAGACTACTACATCGCTATCGACTTGGCCGGATTTGAGGCTGTCGAGGGCGGTAGGAAGGTCAAACGACTGGACGATCACGCGATTGCGGTCGTTTTCAACCACGTTGGCGGGTGGTGCATTGAGGAAATCATACACGGCCAGTGGGATACGCGCGAAACTGCGCTCAGAATCGTTAAAGCGTTCCGGGATTACCGCCCGGTACGCATCGGAATCGAGAAAGGAATGGCGAAAAACGCCGTTTTGCCTTATCTCACCGACGAAATGCAGCGACTTGGAACGTTTTTCACCGTTGACGACCTCACCCACGGAAATAACAAGAAAACCGACCGTATTACGTGGGCAATCCAAGGTCGCGCGGAGAAAGGTCGAATCCAAGTTGTACGTGGACCGTGGAACAAGGAATTTTTTGAGCAGGCTGAGGACTTCCCCTCGCCGCTGGCTCACGATGACTTACTAGACGCGGTTGCGTACATCGACCAGTTGGCCGATCCTTGGATGGACGGTCCCGACGTTTACGACGAGTGGAAGCCCACTGACGACGTAGCAGGATACTAAGTAATGCCCGATCCGTTCGCAAATAACGACCGCCAGAATCGAGGCCCGGAGTCCGCCCGCAAGGACGACGAAGGCTCGACAAGCCTCGTGGCGTACGTGATGGAGCGCGTCAAGCGCGGTCGTCAAGTGCGAGATACAAAGTACGCCCGTCGGTGGACGGAGTACACGCGCCTGTGGCGTGGCTTCTGGTCGGACGAGGACAAGAACCAGAACTCCGAGCGGTCGAAACTCATTTCTCCAGCGCTACAGCAGGCTGTAGAAATGTCCGTCGCCGAGATCGAGGAGGCGGTGTTCTCGCGCCAAGCGTGGCTTGACATTGACGAGGACATTAAGGACGAGGAGAAGGCGGACGCAATCGCGTACCGTGACCAGCTCCTTGAAGATTTTGAGATCGCGGGCGTCGAGGATAGTATCTCCCGCACGTTCCTGCTGGCTGCCCTGTATGGGACGGGTATCGCCAAGCTGAACGTGGTCCTCAAGAACGAGAAACTGCTAACGCCGAATGGCCCGGTCTCCGACGAGCGGGTTATGGTGGTTGCCGAGGCGATCCGCCCGGACGAGTTCGTGATCGACCCATCGGCCACGACGATTGACGAGGCCGCGTTCTGCGCGCACGAAGTTGTCAAGCCTCTGCACACCATCGTGGCGAAGCAGAAGCAGGGCGTCTACCGCATGGTGGAGTTGGCCCCGTGGTCGGGGACGCGTGGCGACCCTACCGGCACGGGCCTGACCTCCAGTGTGTCCCCGCAGGACGACGGCATCCTCATCACCGAGTACTACGGGAAGGTCCCCGGACGATACATCGGTAAGGGCCCCGGCCTCCACGAGGCCATTGTCGTGATTGCGAACGAGTCAGAACTACTCCGCAAGAGCGCCAACCCCTTCTGGATGGAAGATCGTCCGGTTGTGGCGTTCCAGTTCGATACAGTCCCCGGAGAATTCTGGGGTCGGGGCATCTGCGAGAAGGGCTTCAACCCACAGAAGGCGCTCGACTCAGAACTCCGCGCGCGAATGGACGCGCTTGCGCTCGTGACCGCCCCCATGCTTGGGGCAGACATCACCCGTATGCCTCGTAACCCCGACATGCGGGTGCGGCCGGGTAAGGTGTTCATGACGCGGGGACGCCCCTCAGAAATCATCGAGAAGGTCGGATTCGACGCCTCCGGCCTCGCGTTCACCTTCCAGCAGTCGGGCGACCTTGAGCGCATGGTCCAGATGGGCACGGGCTCAATGGATAGCGCCTCCCCGCTTTCGACGAATCGGCGCAACGAGACGATGGGCGGTATGTCCATGCTCAACGCCGGGTTCCTCAAGCGGTCCAAGCGCACGATGCAGAACATCGAGCGTAGGTTCCTCGGGCCGCTGGTCCGTCGGTGCCTGTGGCGCTACATGCAGTTCGACCCCGAGCGGTATCCGAAAGACATGATCTTCTCGGTCAAGACCGCGATGGGCTTGATGGCGAAGGAAGTGGAACTCAGCACCCTTTCGAGCGTGCTTGGGTACGTGCCCCCGGAGTCCCCGGCGCACAACATCATCCTGTCTGCCATCCTGATGAACACAGCGTCGGCGGAGAAGGACGACATCAAGAAGGCGGTGGCAGCGATGTCTCAGCCCCCGGACCCGCAAGAACAGCAGATGCAGCAGCAGATGAAGATGCTGCAATTCCAGCTCGCCACGGTCCAGCTCCAGAAGGAGCAGGCCCTTACGGCGGAAGCGCAGGCTAACGCACAGCTCGCCCAGTCGAAGGCTCGGTACGAGGATGTGAAGGCGGGTCTGGAAGACGATAAGGTCCACATCGACGCGGCCAATTCGGCTATCGCAGCCGAGCAGGTTAGGGTCGCGCGTGGCCGAATGGTGGCGGAGCACGGCAAGGTGGCCGTGGGACGCGATCAGGTACGAGCACAGAGAGAGGCGAATCGGTCGAAACCGCGCAACTAAGGAGGCGCTTCCGTGATACAGAGTGAGAACCCTAGGGAGATCCTAGAATATTTCGAGAAGCTGGAAGATCTGTTCGGTAATCCGGGATGGAAGCTGGTAGTCGAGGAAGCTAAAGCTCAGCTCTACCAGTTTCAGGCCGACGTGCTTGAAGCCCGGACGTGGGAGGCGGTGTGCGAGTTGAGGGGGCAGGTAATGCAGCTCTCACGCATCATCAACATGGAAGAAGTAGTGTCGATGTTGAAGGCTCAGGCCGAGGAGCAGGTGCTCGCTGAGGCCGCCGACAATGCCGATCTATAGCTACAAGTGCCCATCGGGGCACGAGCACGAGGACCTCAAGAAGGTAGGGGAGCGTGCCACAAACGAATGTCCGACGTGCGGGGTGACAGCAGAGCTGGTAATCACCCCCGTGCATCTGGACTACTTGAATTGCGGATGGGATATGGGTCTGCCGACAGCGGCAGCGAAGTGGACCAAAATGCAATGGAAGAAGAACACTGGTAAACAGTGGGACTCTAACAATCGCCGCTACGGTGGCGAGCACGAGCGGAAACGCTCATAACACCCTACGGGAATACGGCATCCGGTACGTAGGTTTTCGCGGACAATCCCCCCAAGGGACCGCATTGAGGAGTTGACAAGTGGCTAGGTTTGAAGATTACGTAAAGCAGCAGGCACAGAACGACGAGATTGACAAGGAGATCGAGCAGGCTGGTACACAGTCCGCCGAGCGCCGAGAAGACGGGGTAGCAATACCCGAACGCTTCAAGGGCAAGACTCCTGAGGAGATCGCGCAGTCCTACGTGGAACTCGAAAAGTTCAACTCAAGGCAGGCGCAGGACCTCGGACGGCTCCGCAAGACCGTCGATGAAATGCTTGAGCTACAATTGCGTGATTCAGGACCGGGACGGGATAAGCCCAATACAAAACCCGTCGAGGCGTCTGACTTGCTTGATAGACCGGACGAGACCGTTCGGGGAATCGCCAAGCAGGAGGTAGACGCGCGTGTCCAGAACCTCGAAGCGCAGCTCCACGTGGAGCGCATTGAGAGGAAGAAGGCTGAGTTTGCTAAGCTGTTTCCCACTTGGGAAGACGATGTGAAAGATCCCGCGTTCCTTAACTGGGTCCGGGAAAAGCAGCATCGTATGGCCCTCGCGCAGCAGGCGGATCAGACCGGCGACTGGAGCGCAGCCGAGACTCTACTCGGAACGTACTACGACCAGAAAGAGACTCAGAAGGCTAGGCAGACGAAATCGGATCGTAAGGCTGCGATCAAGGAAGTCACACTCGAAAGTTCGGGGGCAGGTGTCCCGGATCTCGACGAGAAGTACTCCAGATCGGCCCTTATGGAGAAGCGCATCCGCGCCCGCAGGGGCGATAGGGCCGCGCAGACTTGGCTTAACGGCCATGCCGAAGCGATTGCCATTGCCTACGAGGAGGGTCGTCTTGTTGACTAATCAACCCTTGGAGTAACTAGAAATGGCCGCATTTAACGGCAACAACAACGTCAACGTAACCCGACTGTCTGCGTCTTCGCGCACTCGGTCGAACTCTGCATTCATCACGGAACTGTGGTCGGACGAGATCTCCGCTGCGTACAAGGCCAATCTGGTCATGCCGCAGCTCGTGGTCGTCATGAACATGGTGGGCAAGAAGGGCGATACCGTCCACGTGCCCGCCCCGACCCGAGGCTCGCCGACGGCGAAGTCCACGGAAACCCCGGTCACGCTGATCGCCGCTCAGGAAGTCCAGAAGCAGTTCCTTATCGACCAGCATTGGGAGTACAGCCGCTTGATCGAAGATCTGGCTGCGGTACAGGCCAACGACTCGTTCCGTGCGTTCTACACCGACGACGCTGGCTACGCGCTGGCGAAGAAGGTTGACTCGCTGTTGCAGACGCAGGGTGCTACCTTCGCCGGTTCAGACGCTACGCCTCTGGTGGCTGGCTCTGCATACAGCAAGGCCACGACCGGTACCCCGTCTGCGGGCGC